GATGGGTTTCCATCACCAATAATAAAGTTGGCAAAACCACCTGCAGGACTTTCCCAAGTTAGGTTTCCAGATCCATCAACCTTGAGGAAGTTGCCCGCAGAAATAGTTCCTGGCCAGGTGTATGTTATGTCGCCAGCAAGAGTGTCTGGAGATTTGTGGGCGATATAATTATCACCATTACCACTTCCCTCTACGATTCTTACGGAAGAACCTGTCGTGGGTGTTTCTCTGTTCCAATATCTAGCAGATCCAACTAGAGCATGGGTGGAACCAGTACCTACATAGAGTTCAAGCTCATCCGTGGTGAATATTGGCTCACCTGCTAGTTTAGTGGCTGCTCCAATAGAGCCTTGAACTCCTCTTTTAAATTGAATAGTTGGAGATGCCATTTTTTACTTTCCTTGCAAGTTTACTATCCTATTGATATTTATCTTTTAAAAAGTTCCGGCATCTAGATCAATACGATTATCTAGATCAACATCAAGAGTGTCAACAAAGTCGGAAGGCAATCCAACTTGAGTTGTTTCTGTGTTTGAAGACGCGCTGAGAACATCATCCGGATTCACATCTTTCCACTTACCAGTTGCCTGGTCATACATCAATACATACTTATCATTAGTGCCGCTGATCTCCACGTCTTGAAGGTCGTTAAGATTTGCCACTTCCGTCCCTATTGCTACGTTTACTTCAATATTGTATGCCAATGATACTTTATAAGTATCTGGTGAACTTGGTTTGACTGAGAAATTGTATGGTGATGTATAAGTGACTTTATATGTCATACAGATACGCTCTCCTCAACGATTGCGGTTCCTTTGATGACTTTAACCTTCTGTCCAGCAATAGTCAAAACAACATCAAAATAATTTCTCCCAGCAACCAGATTTGCTGTTTGCTCTCCAGTTAAGGACAAAACGATTGTTCCTGTGCTCGTCGTAATTTGTTTACTAAACTCTTCAGAAGATGTGGAAGTTGGGTGCTTACGCACACTAGCATATGTTGTAGTGAGACCGGCCAAAACTGTGCTTGACTGGTCGGGATCAAAAAGATTAAACGTAGCTTCAAAGTGCGTTCCCTTTTCGATTATTAAGGTTGTTACTTCTGCAGCTGCCATTTTTCTTGGTTTTTAACTATTTATCCATCTTCAGATTGCCCTTAATTAATTTAGATAAATCTGCAGTGGATCCAACAAAAAGAGCATTAGTAACATTTGTTGGTCCCTTTGATGTGCCTTCACTTTCAACATCCTTTAACTTTTTCTGAAGATCAAGAAGTTTATCCGTCACATCTCCAACATTTTTGATCAATTGCCCAGCAACTTCATATGCCCTTGCTTGCTCACCTTCCTGAGCAAGTTCCAAAATACCATCAATTGCAGATTGTCCCTTTTCAATCAAAGAGTATAGATTATCTCTGGTGTATTCATAGTCAGATTTTATATCATTTTTTGATTTAACTTCCTTCTTAACAACTTCAGCATCTGACTTTACAACCTCGCTGGCGACATCAATCTCCGCATCTACATTAAATGTCTGATTTATAGTATCAAATTGCTTTTCGCCACTCATACCTACACCCCCAATCAATCATTAAAACCAAAATCATCACCAAACTCAATTAGAGTATCGTCCGTAGATGTGATTAGTTTGATCTCAGATCCAGAAACGTGTGGTGTTGCTGCAGTGCCATCAGCACCACGAGTAACAAATATATTATTTCCATCTTTCTTTGTTACATATAATTCTTCCGCATCAATGGTAATGTAACTATCTGCTGCTATTCCAGAAGCATCGTTGACCAAAATATTTGCCAACACTTCGTCAATATCATTTGTTAGTAGAGTTACAGTATTATCACTATAACTCTGAAGTGCTCTTGGCTCTGCAGTGTAAACCAAATCTCTTGGAGTAAGACCAGATCTTGCGCCAGATGCAAATGCAATCGAAGCCTTTTTGATAATATCTCTGTCGATATTTTTGGAGGAAGTTGGCCCAAAAAGATACAACTTTGCGATAAATCTCAGGTTATAAATCAGTGCTCTTCTTGTTTGAAAGTCACCCTCATAACTATCATCCATCGTCATGCCTTCCAGAACGATAGGAACATCCCTCTTTTCTCCAATTGACTCCAACATATCAATTGTTAATGTATAAGCTGGTTGGAAATATGGTAAGATTTGTTCAACAATCTGAAGCATATCTTCATTCAATTTCGTCATAATGCTCAGTTGAAATTCCAAATTATATGGAACTGGCATATATGTCTTTCTTATCTGAGTGCCATCTTCAGTCAATCCAGATAAAAATGACTGTGTTGAAGTAACCTTTCTTGAAGGATCATAAGTCAAATTGACATACTCAAATGTCATTCTTGGAAGAGTAATTTGATTTGGCTTACTTGGATCTGGTGATTGTTCCAATCTTGCCAAAAACTTTTGTGTTGGTCCATATGCCAAAGGCACCTTCTGGACAGATACTGTCTGATCACTTGAATTCAAATGCTTAATCTGAATTCCATTAAAAAGTGATCCGAAAGCAACAACAGTCTTCCTTAGAATTTCGTGGTAAAAATATTCAAACATGGTGGTTACTTTATGTAATTCTATTTAACAAATTATTAAGGCATACCAAAGGGATTTTCTTCAGAAAAATCTAAGATATTAGATGCTTCTTCTTGAAATTCATCATTTTGTGCATATGGATCTGATATATCATCTCCCTCATTATCAAAGAAGATTGTGAACGATGCGTTGGATGTTTGTCCAACAATCTGCTCACCTTCAATAAATGATCCAGATATAATGGCAACCTCAAGAGAACCAGTTGTTACATCGTAACTTCTAACTCTTGCTGTAGTGCTACTGCTACTACCAACAACAACTTCGTTGAAGGTGTAGGTTCCAACACCACTTACACTTGGTCCGGTAAGTGTAATTGTTGGTTCGCTGGTATATCCAGATCCACCATCAATAATCCTAATACCAGTAATATATCCAGTGGTGCTATTAATATAAGCAACACCACGGGCAGTAATTCCAGCACCAGGAGAACTGAATGCAACAGTTGGTGGATAGATATATCCAGATCCGGCATTTGTAACTGTTATTACACCAACGGTTCCATCAGCAACTGTTGCTGTAGCAGCTGCGCCTGCTCCTCCACCACCCAAAATAACTATCGCGGGAAGCTTCCCTGGTGGGGTAGAATATCCACTACCAGCATTTACTAACTCAATTCCTTGAACTTTTCCAGACTCTAATCCATCACAATCAACCAACCCATTAATCAGAGTTGCAATACCAACGGCAGTTACTCCACCAACTGTCGGTGAAGACGATATGGCAACATTTGGGGGATTTTTATAATCATGTCCACGATTTGTTAGTGTAATGAGGCGAATACCTCCATTAACGAAACTCGCAGACGCTGTGGCAGTTGTTCCAATGCCAATCAAATTTAGTGTCTGAATAAATCCGGATTCCACAACGTTGTCATCGATATGTTCAATTGATGTATCAATAACCTCATCCTGATATCTAAAGAGTTCGCATCTCAGTTCATAGACATAATTCTTTTTGAGTTGATAGAATGGTTTTTCATGCTCAACGAACTTAATTTCAAACAATCTATCTCCAAGTGGGAAGTAGATTAAATCTCCTTCTTTTGGACGTGTTGATAGTCTAATATCTGGAGCATCTTTGATTAGAGGAGAAATATACGATTCAAATCTCTCCTTAGAGATTACGAGAATGATATCATTTGTTGCTTGAATACCAAACTTTGATAATAGTTGAGTGTTGTCTCCGTATCCATCAAAATTGCTTACATATGCTTCTATTGGATATGCGTTATTGAACCTGGATTCGATAACTTCCTCAATAATGGTATTTTGAGTTACATATTGGCGGGGGAGATAGTGAACATCAATACCATAAATTTTCAGGTGCTCATTAATGAGATCCTGAATTAAACCCTGCTCACCAGCAGATCCTTGTAGAAAAAATGGATTAAGCATATGATTAACCAATCATGTCTAGAGGTGGAAGTTCATATGTGTTGGACATTTTATCCATGATCATATCTATTTCTCTTTGTCCATCATCATATAGTTGACGACCATTCAACTCTACGCCACCTGGAAGTTTTACACCCTGGAACTTAATCAGGTTTTGTCCCCACTGACGCTTAATTAGGGCAGTTAAATATGGTTTCAGAAAAGAGTCATTCCAAACTCTTGCATAAGCGTTTGGATCAAGAACCTTATATGTATCAAAAATAAGAAACTGGCCAGCGGTTATAGAAGACCAGTCAATATCTAGATATAATCTATCCATTCTTTTATTAAATCTGATCTGCTTCTGCGTTGTAAGTAGAAAATCAATATCCTCAAGATATGTCTTTGTCATCGCATAGGAGAGCATTTCAATTGCGCCCCAGTAATAAACATCATTTAGGAATAGTTGGTATTTAACACTGAACATATTATTGGAAATTGAATTACTTCCCTCAAAACTAAAGACCTTTGTGACCCCAATCACATCTGGTGGGATTTGTAAATAATTTCCAGTCTCTGTAAAATTAAATGATGTAGTCAATCCAACATTATGATTTACTGTGGTTGTTGTAAGCCCAACTTTCTGCTGACCACGATCAATATCATCCTGGGTTATTTCATACTTTAAGAACACCTGAGAAACGCCATCAAAATGGCGTTCTTGAAAAAATTGAATTGCATCATCTACCAAGTCATCAATTTGCTCATCAGCAACATTAATTTCTAGGACAGGAGCTCCTAATTTTCTTTTGCAGTAATCAACTAGTTCTTGTCTGGTAGATGGTTGTGCCATTATTCTTATTCAGGATCTACTAAGTTGAATTGTGGAGTTTTAG